AATCTTATCATCCACCCCATCTGTTACCAGATAGCCAGCATATTCCCCTTCTTCATTGTAGCCACTTCCTTCGATAAACCCTAAATTAGACAGCACAAGATTATTACCATTACCCGTTATGTTAGCTATGGTAGCCCTGTCGGCATCTTCGTTGGTTTTGCCGGTTACTGTCCATGCTTGGTCGGGGAATAACCAAGGGTATTGCTTCTTGTGCCAGTTCAGTACCTTTTCATCTTCTTCGTCTGTAGTGAAATGTCCATTGTCGATGATTTGACCGGCGATAGCGGTTTTAGAATAATTCGCAATAGTAGCACTTCTCCATAAATAATATAATCCGGGATTATAGATTAAATCATCTACTGATACTTCTGCTACTTTCCCCGTGATTAGATTTTTAATAAGCATCTTGTCTGATGCCTTTTTGCAAACTATCAAGTTAAATCCATTGCTTAGTAATACTGACACTGACTTATCAACAGAAAAAAATCCTATACTATCCAAACTGGAATAATACATATAAAAATCTTTCAACCTGTCTTTACCGCACAAAGACATAGTCCTTGCCGGATCATCCTGAAATGGAATAAACGCCGTGTACACCGTGTAAGTATCCTCGAAGTTAAGCTCCTTCTCTGTCACTGCAAAGTCGTCTACTCCGTCACCGAGGATGAAGCCGGGGTAGAGGGGGAGTTGCTCGATGGTGATGTTGCAGGATTCTTGAATTTTTCCAAAATAGAAACGAACAATGGTATAACCCTGGCGTTCAAAAGCAGGTAGTACATATATCCCGTCAGAATCTATCATTACTTCATCTTCACTTGTGTGGAGCTGATAAGTAATAGTTTGACCATCCGTTAATCCTGTAACACGAATTGTATAAGAAGGAATAGATGCTGAAAAAAAATAACTTCTGTATATAGAAACTTCTGTATTGCTAATACTTGTGATCTTAAAACTGTGATCTGTTGTTTTAACAGTAAATTTTGAAGAATCAAATTCCCATACATTATAATCAGTTTGATATCCTCCAACCCCCGATCCTTCCTTCCAAGCGAAATTCTTGAAGGAAAGGAACCTGCCCTTGCCGTCCGCATCCTCAATGCGCGGGTCGCCCATCGCTGCCATCATCTCGTTCGTCAGACCACCGAAATGCCAGCGCGTAACGTCACCCGGAAGCACCGGGAAGCCGTCGCCGGAACTACCGCCACCAGAACCCCTTCGCATTTTTTTACCGTAGAAACCTCGAAGCTGCATTGTGTTTAGCTTCAATTCTCTTGTTTCTAATGTCTTTAAAATAAGATCACTCATAAGTATACTGACATTTTGTAACAGGAGTGTCACTTTCAACGATAATAGTCATTCCCGGAGTCACATCGGGGACTTTAGCCTCGAAATTAGGAAGAGTCCAATTTATAACTCCAAAAGCAACAGGATCTGATCCTGTTATTGTTTCAAAGAACGACAAACGACCAGACATTTGTCGTTTAATATGTATTCTAAAATCACCTGTTGGCTGAAAAGATGCTTTATACACTCCATTCTGGAGCGAAAAAGATAAATCATTTAGTGTCATATCAATAGTTATAAATAATGTATATATTCTATTATATCTCCATTAGTTCCAATAGCATCTATTGGTTCAAAGGTGTACGTATCGTCATGCTTATGAATAATAACATAGATACGCTGATCCATTTTAGCAGCCTTACCCGCCAATCTTCTCATATTTTCTCGGTTGGACATAGCCTTATTCATAGATGAACAGTTACAAGGTGCTTTTTCTTTCATTTGAATCCATACTTTTTTAGCAAGTTTTCAATAGTCGGGATTACACGATTATCCAGCAAATATTGCTTTGCCTTTTTCGTTAGCCCTAAATGCTCTGAACCGTATTTTTTCTCAAGAGCATCGTCACCAGCATAGAAACCAATCGAGCGAGTCACTATCTTCCCGCCATCTTTACCGTCTATAACAATCGGTGTAATACTTCTGTGATATTCGCCCGTTATTATAAGGTTAGGAGTATTCCTATTTCTGGGGGGAAACTTTAAAATATCGGATCTTTCTGGTGGCGTGACACGTTCTTTCATATCTCTCCACCAGATAGCCTTTTTTCTTGCTGCTTTTTCCGTCTTTGTAGTTTCCCGAAAGTAAGGGTCTTGAAGATATGTAGGTCTTATCTGTTTTCCATTTTCATCAAGTCCGGCCATCAGTTGGTCGGTAATCAAATTATGAATCAGATCCTCACTTCCACGAAGGCTATTTGTAACCTCTGGCATGAAATTATTTTTCAACATCCTTACGGCATTTGAAACTCCTAAGATTGTACTCATATTAAAGCACAGAGGGGCTTAAGAAAGCCCCTCCTTTGTTACTGATTTATCTTTTATAATACTATAAACATCCGTTAGAATCTTTCTTCTATCTTCGATATTACGGTCTAAAAAGTAAGACTTTTCGTGGGCTTCCAAAAATTGCTTTTTTGTCATTTTAGCACATAAATCTCGATTAAAAGAGACTCCATTCATTACGACTTCCATTGCTCAATACCTTTAATTCCAGCCGTAAGCAACTGCTCAGGACTCAACAATGCAGGGGTGCCATCACTTGTCAAATTTAATGTTCCGTCAGCGGCATTATATTGTGCAGCACTAACCCCCCCCCATACACCTTCTGTTTTTGCAAGTAAAGCACCATAAGCTGTTGTCAGATCATACTTACCATAATGTTCAACGACCTTGTAGTTAGAACCACTATCTCCAACTTTTACAACGTCTACCCATACAAGGCCTTTTGCCTTTTCGATCAAATCGGTTTCACCTTGTAGGGATTTAGTCTCTATCCATGCTTTTTCTACGTCATCATATACCAGACTTACAGCCATTGTAGCATTATCTCCACTTGTTTTAAACCGTTGTACAGATGAAGGGTAAATAGATGACATCAAATAGCCCTTAATAGTCGTATCGGTATCATGCTGCCCATAGACAACATTATTCTTGTCGATAAACAAAGCTCTCATTCTTTCATTTTTAAGCTTCATTAAATTCGCCAATAGACCTTCGTCGTAATTTTCAAGCGTCCATACTTCTACAAGTTCAGAATAAGATGTAATCTGAGAAGGTCCATAACCCTGCTTAGACGTTTGAGCTTCTCCTCCACTTGGTGCATATTCAGCTATAGGCCCAATCGGGTAAATGCGCCCGGGGCGATTCGCATGAATCATTTCCTCTAAGCTCTCTTCCAGCTCGTCATCTCTGATCACCATATCTTCCGGCGTCAGGATGATTACTTTTACATAATCTGGCACAAACGGGCATTTACTTGATCCCGTATTGAATATTTCGCTTCCGCAATCTCTATACTTTTTCATTCCTTTTATCTACAATTAGGTTTCTTTACTTTTATCTCCAAATCCAATATATCTATCCCGTCAAACAAATCAGCAAAAGGCTTTTTACCGTCCGATCCATAAACACCTCGACTTCCATATCTCATATTATCTACATACCGATGTGATACGACATTTTTAGGGCCAAAATCAAATCTTTTGTCTTTGATTAATTCTGAAATAAAATGCTCATAAACAGGATGTAAAATCTCTTTATAAGAGATAGCAAGTCTTTGATCATTAGTATAATCAGATAATGTACGAGTCGCTATCATAAGATCAATATTAGCTTTGCAATATAGATTGGGATCGTCTTTATATTCTTCAAATGGCGTAAAAAGAGCAAGAAGTGGCCATTTGCCCGACTCAGTAATCGGGGATTTGCTTAATATCTCCATTTCCCTTGCTATTTGTACCCATTCCCCAAATAGGAAATTTATTTCCATCCCAACACTTACAGAAGTATTACGGCTAATATCCTTGAATATATCTACGATATTAATCATATTCCCATCTTATTCATAAATTCCAGCAAATGCTCATCAAAAAAATATCCGCTATAATCATCTCTGTGATCATATAAATAATCAGATATATACCTATTCATATAGGCCATCTGATTCCATGCGTTTATCATTTTGATATTACACGGCGAAACTTTATTGGAAGAGCTTTCCTCGACATTACCAATAGGTGTAGCCTGCGTTTGATTCTTTCTCAGATAGAAGAAGAATACATAATAGGCAATCGGAGATACTTTCCGATCACCTACCTGTTCGACCAAGATGTTTTTTAGATTATCCCATTTTTCCTCGCCTTCCCCACTTTCGATATACTCAACAAACTTCTTGGCATTATCATAACCTAATATTTTACGATAAAACTCAAGTTCGTACTGAGATATCAAGGATTTGAGTTCGTAATTGGCAGCCTCATTAGTCTTTGATGGCACGCCAGTATACGAAATCACTCCTTCTATATGGAGTTCACCTGTGAAAAATGTCTCATCTATAAGCATGATTTACTGTTTTTTATTTTTTGATTTGATCAAACTACTCATGCCATATCTTGCAATAGCCTCTTCTATTTCAGGAGTGGAGGCTATTTTACCCTCATTTATGAACATGATTGCGACCGGAAGAGACACATAATCTTTATCTCCTATTTCATGATGTTTAGCCTTGATATAGGTAACCTCATATACATCTGAAGGTTCAAATTTGTAACTCTTGGCATCATTTTTATTTACTTTTCCTCTTTTCATTATATCAACCTCCTATTTCTTTAGATGAATCAATCGCTTCTTTGATGGTAGCATAAGATCCTTTGACAAAAGCTGTCTTATAATTCGATTTAATATAAGCCAGCAGTCTTTTTTCGCCGATCATTGTTACCTGGTTCTTCTGGAAATCATCATTGACCCAACCGAACGTTATAGATAATCCCACATAGTCACGGATATTCAAATACCTAAAATCTCCCAATACAAATTCGCCCTCCGTGATGGATGTAGAAGGTCGAATCTGGACACCCGAAATAAGAGATCCATCCTGTAATGTAAAAGGCGGGAAAAGATACTGGCCATTAGCATCCTTTGTCAGCTTCATATTTGCCAAGTCGATAGGATTAACGCGAACAACATTTGGAGCGTAATTCATTTTAGATGTCGAAACAACTTGTGTATAAGCTGCAATAATAGCATCAAAGTTATTCGGTTTGTCCACCTTGATACTGGTTAATGAATATTCGGGGATATCCGTGAAAACACCTTTTATTTCACCATCAGCACCAGAACCATATAAAATCCCATTTTCCTCCTCAATACCGATTTTATTAATAATTTCAGCTTGAACCTCTGCCACTAACTGGGGAAGATCAGTTAATGTTTCTTCCGTCAGCGTAGCTGTCAATGCCACCTTCCCGGCATTAACAACAACTTCCTTGATTGTTGCAGTCATTGACGGTTTTAATCCGCCTTCAGGAACCCATTCGGCATCTCCAGTAGAATCCTTAAGCTCTGTATATACCAATGTCCGAGCATTGATAGTAGCGACATTAGCGAACTGTCTGATTTCGCTTTCGGCCATAGG